TGTCAGTCCTGTTCGATTCAAGCACTGACGACGAAGGCACCGTGACGCTGACGCCCAAGTTCACTGCGGTGGACATGATCGGCACGATCTACGAGCCTGCGCCTGATCCGGTGCCTGAGAATTACGTCCCTGTGCCGTATCCGGGCTACCACGCCAACGTCAGGAATATCAGTCCTGCTCCAGAACTTGACCCGTTTGTTGTGTTTCCTTCTCCCGTAACCCCTCTTCGCGTGTGGGCGTAAATCATGGCTAACCAAAAAGTCTCTGATCTTCCGGCGCTCAGTGGCGCCGATGTAGTCGGCGCGGACTTGCTGTACATCGTAGATTCGTCTGCCGGTGTCGCAGGGTCAAAGAAGATAACGGTCGGTCAATACCAAGCGGCACCGGTTTCTGCGGGAACGGCGAACGGTGTTGTGTACCTTGACGCCAGCAAGATCCCCGCGTCTGGTGCCGATTTGGTCTACAACGGCACCAACTTTGGAGTTGGTGTGGCCAGCCCTGCGGCCAAGTTTGACTTGGGCGGCGACTACAAGGAAAAGGTCAACACGGCCAACACCGGCACCGCGTACACCATCAACCTGTCGGATGGCACGATTCAGATCCTGACGCTAACGGGCAACTGCACGTTCACGTTCCCAACAGCCACCGCTGGCAAGTCTTTTATGATCTTGCTTAAGCAAGACGCCACTGGCAGCCGCACAGTGACCTGGCCTGCTGCGGTCAAGTGGCCTAGCAGCACCGCGCCGACCATTACCAGCACGGCCAGCCGACTGGACAAATACGTCTTCACCGCTGACGGCACCAACTGGTACGGCAGCAACGGCGGTCAGAACTACACGGTGTAACGCATGTTCAGTTCCAACACCGCCACCGCACCCCCTTCTGGACAACAAGCATACACAACGCCAGGAACTTACTCATGGACGTGTCCGCAGAACGTACTTAGTGTTTGTGTTGTGTGCGTTGGCGGAGGTGGGCCGGGATATTACGTTGGTGCAACAATAAGATCGGGCGGCGGCGGTGGCCTTGGTTGGAAAAACAGCATTTCAGTTACGCCGGGTAATTCATACACGGTTGTGGTCGGCGCTGGAGGGGTTGGCTTAACCGCAGGTCAAGACAGCTATTTTGTAAATACAAGCACTGTCGCCGGTTTTGGTGCTCCGTCTTCAGCCCCCGGAAGTTATTTTGGTGACGGCGGCGGTAGTGGTGGCTTTGGTGGGCCGCTTGCAGAAAGCGGCGGGGGCGGCGCTGGCGGCTATGCCGGCTCTGGCGGTGACGGCGATTTTGCGGGCGGAAACGCAGGGTCCGGCGGCGCCGGCGGTGGCGGTGGAAACCGCACAGGCGGCGGCGGGGTAGGAATTCTTGGCCAAGGGACAAGCGGCGCGGCGAACGGTGTTGGTGGGTCGGGCGGCGCAAACGGGACGACTTACAACGGCGGCGCATATGGTGGTGGTGGCGCAATTGGCCCTATAACCGGTATTTACGGTAACGGCGCTGGCGGCGCTGTTCGCATCGTCTGGGGCACTGGCCGCGCTTTTCCTTCAACCAATACCGCAGACGTATAAGCAAACTTGCCATCGTTTTATGAACGGTGGTACTATGAAGCGTACTGGCCCGATGACCAGGTTTTCTTGAGGCCCATACATGAGCCAAGAAGTCGCAGCGGAGATCGACGCCGCACCAGCCGCACCGGAACCCACGGCAGTTACGGAAGCGAGTCCTGTCACACAGCAGGGAAATGAGCCGGAAGTCGAACAACAGACAAAGACGTTCACCCAAGAGGAATTGGACGCCATTGTCAAAAAGCGGCTTGACAGAGAGCAACGTAAATGGGAGCGTCAACGGGTACAGCAGCCCGTAGTCGAGCCGCCAAAGCAACTGCCGCCTGCCGAGCAGTTCGAGTCTACTGAAGCCTACGCGGAAGCGCTGGCGGTTCAGAAGGCCGAACAACTACTGGCACAGCGGGAGGCGCAGAAGCAGCACGCTGAACTGCTGGAGGCTTATCACGACCGTGAAGAGCAGGCTAGGGAAAGGTATGACGATTTTGAGCAAGTCGCGTACAACCCAAAGTTGCCCATCACGACCGTCATGGCTGACACCATCCGCGCATCTGACGTTGGTCCTGAAGTAGCGTACTACCTCGGCACCAACATCAAAGAAACGGAACGTATCGCTCGCTTACCGCCCATCCTGCAAGCCAAGGAAATTGGAAAGATTGAGGCCAAGTTGGCCGATAATCCGCCCGTTAAACGATCTACGTCTGCGCCAGCACCAATCAGACCTGTCACCGCTCGCAGCGGCAACAACCCGTCATACGACACGACTGACCCGCGTTCCATTAAGAACATGAGTACGTCGGAATGGATTGAAGCTGAACGAGCACGCCAGATGAGAAAAATGCAAGCGCAAATGTCCCGCTAAATCTGAAAGGAGCCCGCTGTGGCCAATAGTATTCTGACCATTGACATGATCACCAGGAAGGCCCTGGAGATCTTGGAAAACAACTTGGTGATCACGCGTAATGTGAACCGCCAGTACGACGACAGCTTTGCTGTCGAAGGGGCCAAAATCGGCTCCACGCTGCGTATCCGCCTGCCGGACCGCGCTCTGGTGACTGACGGCGCCGCTCTGCAAGTGCAGGACGACAACGAGCAGTTCACGACCCTGACCGTCGCTTCGCAAAAGCACATCGGCGTGAACTTCACGTCCGCTGAGCTGACCATGCAGTTGGACGACTTCGCTGATCGTGTGCTCAAGCCTCGTATCAGCCAGTTGGCCGCCAGCATCGACGCCGACGTCGCCAACGCTTTCCGCACCATCGGCAACTCCGTCGGCACGCCCGGCACCACGCCGGCTACCTCGCTGGTTCTGCTGCAAGCTCAGCAGAAGCTCAACGAGAACGCCGCTGTGATGTCGCCGCGCTACGCCACCGTAAACCCGGCTGCCAACGCTGGCCTGGTGGAAGGCATGAAGGGTCTGTTCAATCCGACGGACACCATCAGCAAGCAGTTCAAGAACGGCATGATGGGCACCGGCGTGCTGGGTTTTGACGAGATCAACATGTCTCAGTCGATCAAGCAGTTCACCACCGGCTCGCGTACCGCTACCGGCGGCACGACCTCTGCGGCGGTCACGGCTGAAGGCGCAACCACCATCGCAATCACCGGCGCTGGTGCCAACGCCACCGTGAAGGCCGGCGACGTGTTCACCGTGGCTGACTGCTTCGCTGTGAACCCGCAGACCCGTGAATCCACCGGTTCGCTGTTCCAGTTCGTGGCTCTGGCTGACGTGACGCTGAACGGCTCTGGTGCTGGCAACATCACCGTGTCCGCTGTGTACTCGGCCAACCACGCCCTGGCCACCGTGAACGCTCTGCCTGGCAACAGCAAGGCTGTGGTGTTCGTGGGTGCTGCGTCTTCGCAATACGCGCAGAACCTGATCTACCACAAGGACGCCATCACGTTCGCCACCGCCGACCTGCTCCTGCCGCAAGGCGTGGACATGGCCAGCCGTGCCGTTCACAATGGCATCAGCCTGCGTGTCGTGCGTCAGTACGACATCAACAACGACCGCATGCCTTGCCGGATCGACGTGCTGTATGGCTACAGCACCATCCGTCCGCAGATGGCCTGCCGTCTCTGGGGCTAATGAGAATGGGGGCTACGGCCCCCAATCTTGCAACTGAACACTGAAAGGAAACTCAATCATGGCACTCCCCAATGGCGCTGGCGGCTACCAAGTCGGCGACGGCAACGTCAATGATCCGCTGATCGACACGATCGCTGATCCGGTTACGGCAACCACCACGACCACTTTCACCGCCGCTCAGATTCTGAACGGCCTGATTTTGGTCAACAACGGCATCACCGCCAACGTGGCGTACACGTTGCCGACGGTGGCTGATCTGGAAAACGTGCTGATCAACTCAGACAAGGTGGGCACCTCGTTCACTTTCCGTCTGGTCAATCTCGGCACGACTTCGGGCACCGCCACGATCACCACCAACACGGGTTGGACGATCACCGGTTCGCTGACGATGGTCGTCCCTGTGACGACCGGCGCTACGCTGCTTGCTCGTAAGAGCGCAGCCGGCGCCTGGACCCTGTACCGCGTAGCCTAAGCTAGGAGAACACCATGCCGAATACCAAAGCTGTCGGCGTGGCGTTTTCCGACCCGGCAATCTCGACGTTCTTCCTCAACGCTCCCGTCACCAAGACGGCAGGCTTTACGCTGGGCGGTGAGGAGAACTTCGTCATCTGCAACGGGGCTGCGGCTAACGTCACGGTCACTCTGCCAAGCGGTGCCGAGAACATCGGTCGCGTGGTAGTCATCAAGAACCTGTCGGGCACCTACACGGTCATCTCGGCGTCGTCTAACGTCAAACCCGCCAACTCTGGCACCGCAGGCACGGCGATCCTCGCCGCGACCGCTGGTGCCTGGGCGATGCTGGTTTGCGAAGACGGCACGAACTGGGTTGTGATGGCGTCCTAAGCCAAAGGGGGCTTCGGCCCCCTTCTTTCCATGCCCATCATTTACATGAGACACCCCATCCACGGCGCCAAAGTGGCGACGATGGAAATGGAGGCGCAGTACGATGAGCGTAGCGGATGGGAGCGGTATACTCCGGGCGAAGAAGTTGAGCCTGCGTTTCTGAACCAACTTCCCAGACGCGGACGCCCTCGAAAGGAGCCCGAGCATGTCAACGACGGCGGGTGATCAAATCAATCGCGCCCTGCGTCTGCTGGGCGTTTTGGCAGAGGGTGAGACGTCTTCTGCTGCCGTCATGCAGGACTCGCTGACGGCGCTGAACCAGATGATCGAATCGTGGAACACCGAGCGTTTGTCGGTGTTCTCAACGCAAGGTCAGGTGTTTGATTGGCCCGCCAGCACGGTGAGCCGCACGCTGGGCCCCACGGGCGACTTTGTCGGCAATCGACCCATTCTGCTGGATGACGCGACGTACTTCCGCGACCCCAGCACCAACGTCAGCTTCGGCATCAAGCTGATCAACCAGCAGCAGTACGACGGCATCGCGGTCAAGACCGTGACGTCAACGTACCCGCAGGTCATGTGGATCAACATGACCTATCCGAACATTGAGATGTACCTGTACCCGGTGCCTACGCGGCTGCTGGAGTGGCACTTCGTCTCGGTGGAAGAGTTGACGCAGCCGGCCACGCTGTCCACGGTGCTGTCGTTTCCGCCAGGCTACCTGCGGGCGTTTGTGTACAACTTGGCAATGGAGATCGCGCCTGAGTTTGGCGTGCAGCCTCCGCCGCAAGTTGTGCGGATCGCCATGACGTCCAAGCGCAACTTGAAGCGCATCAACAACCCGGACGACATTATGAGCCTGCCGTACTCGCTGGTTGCGACGCGTCAGCGGTTCAACGTGTACGCCGGTAACTACTGATGAAAACGCCGATCCTCGGCTCCAGCTATGTGGCCCGCAGCGTCAACGCTGCGGACAGCCGCATGGTGAACCTGTTTCCAGAAGTTGTGCTGGAAGGCGGCAAGGAGCCGGCGTTTTTGCAACGGTGCGCTGGTTTGCGCTCGGTCGTTACGGTTGGTCAAGGCCCGATACGCGGGCTGTGGAAGTTCGGCGACTACCTGTACGTTGCGTCTGGCGGAGAGTTGTACCGGGCCGACGGCAACTACAACACGTCGTTTTTAGGCTACATCGATGGCAGCGGGCCAGTCAGCATGGTGGACAACGGCACGCAGTTGTTCATCGCTTGCAACCCCAGCGCGTTTATCTACAACGCCAGCACCAGCGTCTTTGAGCAGATCACCGACCCGGATTTTCCCGGCGCCGTGACTGTCGGCTACCTTGACGGCTACTTCGTCTTCAACCAGCCCAACAGCCAACGATTCTGGGTGACGTCGCTTAACGACGGTACGCAGATCGACCCGTTGGACTTTGCCAGCGCTGAAGGCAACCCCGACGACGTAGTGGCACTGAACGTCAACCACCGCGAAGTGTGGCTGTTTGGCACCAGCACGGTCGAGGTCTGGTACAACGCCGGCTTGGCCGATTTTCCGCTTGCTCGCATCGCAGGCGCGTTTATGGAGGTTGGTTGCGCGGCGCCGTACAGCGTGGCCAAACTCGACAACTCGGTGTTCTGGCTGGGGTCCGACATCCGCGGCAACGGCATCGTTTACCGCAACAACGGCTACAACGCCCAGCGCATCAGCACGCACGCTATCGAGTGGCAGATCCAGCAGTACGACGTCATCAACGACGCCATCGGGTACTCGTACCAGCAAGACGGCCACTTGTTCTACATCCTCACGTTCCCGACTGCCAACGCAACCTGGTGCTACGACGTCACCACTGGCGCATGGCATGAGCGTGCGGGGTGGGACGGTGTGAGGTTTGTGCGTCACCGTAGCAACTGCCAGGCTAACTTCAACAACCAGATCTTGGTCGGCGACTGGTTGAATGGCCTTGTGTACGCTTTTGACCCAGAGGTCTACAGCGACGACAACGCCACTCAGCGCTGGTTGCGTTCGTGGCGAGCGCTGCCTACCGGCCAGAACGACTTGCGGCGCACGGCGCACCATACGCTGCAGCTTGACTGCGAAGCAGGTGTCGGCGTCCTAAATTCTCAGACGTTTCTGCTGTTGCTCGAAGATAGCGACTTCTTGTTGTTGGAAAACGACGACTTCATTTCGTCTACTAACTCCGGGGACGTGTTGGGCGTTGATCCCAAAGTCATGTTGCGTTGGAGCGACGACGGTGGACACACCTGGTCCAATGA